ATTTACGGTTGACCATCCATCGCGCCAAAGGCCAATTCCTTTGGTTGTTGCATTGCCAAACCGTTCTCTTATCCAGGCATTTACGGTAGTCCATGCGTCTTGAACAAGCCCAATGGCTTTAGTAACCGCCCCGCCGATATTTGTTTGTACCCAATCCGCTACGGTATTCCATGTTTTAGTCAGGCCAACACTTACAGTTTTTGTAATAGTTCCTGACGTTGTCTTAATCGCGTCCCACGCTTCGTTTGCCCATGTTGATGCCTTTGTAACAGCTGCCTGTACGGTATGCGTAACAGTTCCGGCTTTCGTTTTGACGGCTTCCCAAGCGGCGTCAACCCACGTCGATGCCTTCGTAACAGCGGCTTGCACAGTTGCAACGGCAGTCTGTCCAGCAGATTTGAGCGCGTCCCACGCTTCAGATACCCAAGTTCCAGCCTTTTCGACAGCTACGGAAACGGTAGTTTGAGAATCCGATGGGATGAGTCCCAGCCATTCAAGGACCGTATTAACGCCTTCCCCTAGGTTTTCAAAGAAACCACTGATATTATCAATCCAGCCGGAGATCGTTTCTGCTGCGAGCCCTATTGCATCCGCTATGCTTCCGATCGTATTCAGGAACAGATTTCCCAGAAACTCCACGATCGGCGCCAGGATCGGCATGATATTCTCCGAGATCCACACAAACAGCGGCGACAGAACGTTATTCCACAGGTTTTTCACCACATCGAAAACCGTTCCGATCAGGTTGCCGACCTTTTCCAGCATCGGCTGTACATGCTGCTCCATCACGGCGGAAAACTTCTCGGACAGTCTGTCCAGCACGGGTGCGATATAGGTGTTATACCCGTCAACCAGGTTGCCGATCACCGTTGTGACCGTCTCCTTCACGCTCATGATCAGCGGGTGGATGTGATTGTCATAGATTTCCTGGACTTTATCCCATGCGGCTTGCACCGTCTCGGAGATCGAATCCAGCACCGTGCGGATCGGCCCCAGTGTATTTTCAAGCGCGGTCTTGATCTTTTCCTTGTTTTCGACGATCGGCGCGGTGATCGTGTCGATCACATCGCGCCCGAATTTCGCGCACAGCTCGATGACGTTCGCGATAGGCGTTACAAAGAGGTCAATAAAGTCCGCTGTGATCTGCTTCGCGTCCTCGCTGCGGAACACAGAGAAGATATCGGCGAACGCGGCAAAATAGTCGCCCAGGATCGCGTTGATCTCCGCGCCGATATTGAACATATCGACCAGCCACTGCTTCACCTCGCCGCCGTGCTGCTCAAGGTATTTTGCGATGCCGCCGGTGATGTTGTCCGCGATGGTGGCGCCGATGGACGCCACAGCGCCCACGAGCTGCCCCAGCGCCCGCGCCAGACTATCCATGTATGCCTTGGCCGCCGCTGTGACGTCGGCGTCTGTGAAGATGTCTATCAGCGAATTCTTTATGCTCTCGACATTCCCCTCGATGCTTGCGAATACGGACGTGTCGCCGAAGCTGTCCCAAAAGCCGCCGACAAATATATCTTTGAGTTCGAGCAGCCGCTCCATGATCCGGCTCAGTGGTCCGCCCTCGTCCGCTACGTCATACGCCTCGCTGATGAGGGCGCTGGCCGTGTCGCCCAGGCCGCCCCCGCCACCAGAGCCGGAGCCTCCGCCGCCACCTCCCCCGCCACCGGAGGAGGTGGCGCTGTCCATGAGCTTTGTGATCTGGTCGAAGCCTGCCAGGCTGCGCTTGATCTCCTTCGCCGCACCAGATACGCTGTCTCCGACGCCGCCCACGGCGTCGGAGGCGTCGGAGGCGCTGTCTGCGATCCCGCCCATGCTCTCGGCAATAGCCGCGCCGGTCCCAGCCGCCATGTCCTGGGACTTCTTCCCGAACAGGGAGTAAACGAATGCCTTGAAGGTGTTGGCAGCCTTCACCAGCGCCGCCATGAACCGGTTCAGCGCTTGGATGGCCGGTATGATGTAGTTGTTGATAAACTGAGTCAGAAGAGGAAGGACGGCTTCTGCCAGCGTGTTCTTGATGCCGTTGAAGGCCGCTTTGATGTCTGTTATCGCGTCCTTATAGGCGGCCGCGTTTTTGACCGCCTGATCGGACATCACGCCGCCCAGCGCGCTCAGCCTCTGCCGCAGGGCCTCCGTCTCTTCGGCGCTCATATTCAGGAGTGCGCCAAGCTCTGTCGCGCCGCGACCCAGCAGTTGCCCCGCAAGATAGGTGCGTTCCGTGGTGTCTTCTACCCTCTGCAGGGCGGCAATCGTCTCGCTGAAAAGCTCTTCCTGGGAAAGCCCGGCGATTCTTTCCTGTGACAACCCCAGTCTTGCAAAGGCGTCCTTGCTGGTCTCCGCCGCACTGGCAAGCGTTTTCATTCCGGTGGTCATCGACTCGATAGACGCGCCGGTATGCTGCATGATAAAATCCCACTCCTGATAAGCCTTCGCCGACATCCCCAGCTTCTGGCTCATCTTATCGATGGTATCCCCAAGCGTCGCCGTATCATTGATTACCTTGGAGATGGCTCTTATTGAGAACGCCGCCGCAAATACTGCACCCAGCTTTTTGCCCATTGACGAGAAGGTGTTCTGCAGCTGATTCTGCATAGCTCCCATCTGCGTCTCGATCGGCTTGCTGTTCAGATGCAGGCCCAGGAATACTTTTCCGGCTTCCAATCCATTGCTCATGTCTCACACCTTCTTCACGCCATAGAGATGAACGCATTTTTCATATCCTCCAGGAAGGCGTCCACCTGCTTTTGCGGCATCTGCTTTGCTTTCCGGCTCCGCCACTGGGACCGGACCCTCCGCATCTGCGGGGTAAACTCCCGCAGCCTCTTCGGGTCGTCCTCCGACCGGATGGCCACGATCCGCCCCAGGGGTGTTTCGTGATCAAGCCCGGCCAAAAGCGCGGAAAACTCCCGCCACTTCATCCCAGCGAGCTCCCGGGACAGCCGTGTCCCGTACATGGACTGGAAGCTCGCCGCGATGAGCTCCCAGTCTTCCTCAATGTCATAGTACGGGTCTGTCATTCCCCCGCCGGGGATTCCTCCTCCGCGGGATCCGCGCCCATGGCCAGCTGCACCGCGACCTGGATGACTGCCAAATAGTCTTTCATCTTCAGATGGAGGCTCTGGAGCTTTTTCTGATCCTTCCCATTGAAGAGGATCTTCACCGCCTCCACAGCGCCGGCGACCTCGCCCTTGGTGCTCAGGACATCCATCAGCCGCAGCACCGCCTCGGCGTCGGAATTGACCGTCAGCTCCACATCCTTGATGACGAGCTTCGGGTCTTCGTTGAATTTCAGCTTTTCGGAAAAGTCGTATTTCATCCCGCTATATCTCCTTTTTCAAAGTCATGGCCCAGAGAGATCAATCTCCGGGCCGCTTGTGTCAGGTGCCGGGCGTTACCGTCGGCTTGCCGTTGGACTGGACCTCAAACTCCAGCGGCGCCACGTTGGTGCTGTCGGCGCTGCCGATGTTGGTGACGTTGATTACCGCATCGTTGAAGGTGACCACCGTGCCGTCGGGGAAGGTCCACTGGAAGCCCGCCTCCGCCTCCCGGCCGTTCTTCCATGCCAGGCCGGCGACAAAGTCGTTGCCGTCGTCGCCCATGTTCCGCTTGCCGGTGACGGTGATGGTGATCCCTTTCGCGGTCAGCAGACGCCGCACCCAGCCCTCATGCTCGAAGGGGTGCCACTCCTCCACGCCGTTGTCGAAGCTGACGGAGAAGCTTTCCAGATCCGCGATGGTTTTCCAGCTCGGGGTGCTCGTGGAGCTCACATCCACCTTGAACTGGTTCTCGTAGCAGGGATATACTCCGCTCGTAGTGCTCATATTTTTTACCTCCGGTAATAGATATTGAATTCGATAACGTACTCGTAGATGCCGTTATCATCGGTGTTTACGCTGATGGGTTTGGGGACCAGCGGCTGGATATAGTGGATATGGCTCCCGCTGGGCACGTCCACATGGGCCGCACCAAAGATGGTGTTCCACACCCGGGCCGCCGCCATCTCTGTCTCGTTGGCGTTCCGGTTCCAGTGGATCAGCAGGCTCGCGCCCCGCACGTCATAACTGGAGCAGCTGACGCCTCCCAGCGCCATGACAGGAGCGCGCCGGGAGGGCAGGTCATAGACCCCGAGAGAATGCTCCTTCTTGTTGTCCAGCCGCCCGATGTAATAGTTGTCCGCAAGGTCGAAGGTCTTCAGCCAGTCGCGGATTTCAGCCAGAGTCATATTCCCGCCTCCTGTTTGTAGAGCTTTGCGAAGGCTTTCTGCGCAAAATCTTCCTGGGCGCCGCCCTCCTCCCAGTCCTCGAACCAGTGCGCCTTGGCGTTCGGGTTCTCCTCATGGGAAAAGTTGTATTCCGGGTGGTGGTACAGCCGCCGGGCGTAGGGCGTGGAGGACACAATGTCCACCTCGCCCCGCTCTGACTTGGCCGTGTCCACAAAGGTGCTGTCGTTCTGCAGGTGCCCCTGATCAAAGGGGATCACCTGCGCCTGCACGATTTCGGTGTGCACCGCCTCGGCGGTCTTCTCCAGCGTCCGCACCGCCGCGCGATCCAGCTTCCGAAGGGCCGCGTGGTCGAGCTTGATGCTCGCGTAGCTCACTTGAACCGCACCTCCGTATAGTTCACGGTCCCGTCCGGGTTCCGGGCCTTGATCCCCTCCGCGATGGGACGGCGCTCTCCGAATACGACGCCATAGCCCCCGCTCAGGTTGCTGACGCCGGGGGCGATATCGCCGTCGATGTAGGCCCGCCCAGTGATCCGCACATACTTCTGTTCACCGGTCAACTCCACCTTCCCGCCGTCCTGCCAGTTGCACAGGCCGGACCAGTCCAGGGCAGTGACGGGCGCGCCGTCTTCGTCCAGCTCCTCCCGCTCGATCACGATGCGGATCGGCGTCTTCATCGTCCAGGGGCGGACGAGATGGGGCCAGCTCATAGGCACCACCCCAGCACTCGCACGCAAAGCCCCGTCTGTTGGAGCATGGCGTATACGTCCCGAGGCATGGTCACGCCGCTGCTCGTGTATACGCCGTCGCCGCCAAAGCCCATGCTCACGCCGTTGATGCTGTAAGACCCGAGGGCGGCGCTGTCCAGCAGGTCAGCGTTCTCCGTCTCGAACTTTGCCTGCCGGCACACGACCTCCTTCACGAGCTCCTTCTGGAACTCGGTCAGGTTAGCGATGCCCTCGATGCGGATGCGGTTGAATGTCAGCGTATCCACATGCCGGGACGCAGTACGCAGCGCCTCCTCCGAGACCTCCGGTCCGTCCGGGAACAGCGCGTCATATTCCTCCAGGCTTGCGTAGGGCTCATAGGCCACGTCGGATCACTCCTTCTTCATCCTCTTGGACTCCTTCGGCGCAGCCGCAGTCTCTTCCTGCGGGAGATCTTCCCGGATGGGTTCCGGTTCTGAGTCAGTCTCGGGCTCCTCAACCGGCATGGTCTCCTCGGCGAGCTCCTCAACCGTGTATCCGTGTTCCCTGAACCACGCAAGGAGCTCGGGCCTGTCGGTCTCGCCGACGCCGTTCATGAAGGGCACACCGGCGGAAATGCCGGTGTACTCCTTATTCGGCGCGTAGATCTTCGCCATCACGTGTCACCGCCTCCTGCTGTGGGAAGCGCGGCCGCGACCCATTTCCCGGAGCTGTCCACCATCAGGACCTTGCCTGCGTCGGCAGCGGTAACGGCGGGCAATTCTACCGCGTCGGCGACGCCCGCCTCCAGTTGGTTGAGCTTGTCGGCGGTGATCACATCGCCGGTCTCCCACTCATTCGGGGTATATGCCATATTCGTTCACCTCACAGTTGAAATATCAGTAGGCTTGTTTTCCTCATCGCCCACGGGCCCAGCTGAGCAGAATCGCCTGACCAGCCTTGCCCGTGCCTACAACGGGGTCAGAGGATGTCAGTTTTTTACCTTGATCTTGCGGAACACGCCCAGGGCCTTGGTCGCCTTCACGACGATGGCGGCGTTCATCTCCACCTCGCCCTTCTTCACCGCGCCGGCGGTGTTGAAATCCGGCAGCCAGGTCTGCACAGGGGCCACGCCCGCAAAGGACACTGCATGTACGCCGTCCAGGCCGAGGCGAACAGCATAGAGGCTGGTGGTGCCGGCGGAGACGTCGGTGCCGATGACGTCGGTGTTGCTGCCGGCCTTCGCGCCCATGTCGATGAAGGGCACGTTGCCGTACATCTCCACCTGCTCGCCGAAATCGTTCTTCGCGGTCTGGTACATGGTCGCACGGCGGGCGCAGGCTCGCAGCTTGGCGATCATCTTGGTGTTGCCGAGAAGAACGCTGGGCGTGCCGTCCAGGGTCATGAGGAACTCGTCCAGCATGTCCAGGAAAGCCATGTAGTTGCTGGTGACGTTCGCGCTGGTGGACAGGTCGATGGCGCTGTCGCCGGACGCGCCGTTGAACTCCGTCGAAGAGCCGGTCACGGCCTTGTCGATGCCGTCGAAGGCGTTAGCGTTGGTGGCGCTGTCGCCGTTGATGAAAGTGTCGTTGAAGAGCGCCTGCGCCGCCTTGATCTTCTGGGCCTGCTGCAGCTCGACCTCGGACACGATGCCGCCCATGTTGGCGATAACGCGGTCGATCTCGTAGGAGCCGCCGAAGACCTTGATGTCGGTCGTGAAGCGCTGCCGGGTGACCTCCGCCGCGGTGTACTCGCTGTTGATAGCGCGGAAGGCCGCGGTGGGCTGGGTGATCAGCCGGGTATAGGCGTAGGTGGGAGTCGCGCCGCCGCCGGTGGGACTGACGCAGTCGTCAAACGTGATGTGATCGAGGATCCAGTTGTTTTTCCGGAACTCGTCGATGATGCCCATCTGCAGGTCGTCCTGCACGTTGAGCTTTGCCTGAGCAAGGGTTACTGCCATGATAATTACCTCCGTAAATTATTCGTTTTTCTGTGCGGAGATCTTCGCCGCGATGGCCTCCCGCATGCTGAGCTGCTTGTCGCCGCCCACGCCGCCGGCGGTGCCCTCCGGGGTCACGCCGACGCGGAAGCCGGATCCCCCCTTGCCGCCCTTATCGGAGGGCTTGAACAGGAAGGGCTTGTCCTCCCGGAGCGTCTTGAGCTGCTCCTCGAGGCCGGTGACCTTGCCGTCGTCGCCGAGGATCAGCTTCTTCTGGTCGATGAGCCCAGCCACGATGTCGCCGTCCTGCGCGTCCGTGATGGCCATGCGGATGGCGTTCGTGAGCTTCAGGGCCTGCAGCTCGGCAGCATGGTCGCTGTCCGCCTTCTTGGCCGCGTCCTGGAGATCCTGGATCTGCTTGCGCAGCTTTTCGCTGCCGCCGGAGGTCTTTTTCAGTTCCTCCAGGTCGCCCTCGGCCTTTTCCTTGGCGGTCTTCAGCTGGTCCCGCTCCTTGATGACCTCATTGAGCCGATCCCGGGGGACCATGCTCTTGAGCTCCTCGGCGGAGGCAGACGCGGCCTTCTCGGCCAGCTCCTCGGAAATGCCCAGCGCGGTGAAATCTTCCTTCTTCATGTGTGTTTCCTCCTTCGAAACATTTGGTATCCCGGTTCAGTCCGGTTTCTTCGAGATCCGTCTTTTGTTCCGCCCTCGGATCCGTCGGGCTTGGTGCCGCCGGCGGGAATTGCACCCGCGCCCCATGAGGGCGTATCGTTCCCTCTGGCTCTGGCTACTGAGCTACGGCGGCATAAAAAGAGGGACCCGTTCGGTATTTCCGAACAGCTCCCTTTTGTTCAATTTGGGTTTAAGATGCACAAAAAAAGGCGGTTAACGTGCATCTTATCGCTAAAAGTGCACGTTTTTGGTTCTTATCAGTCCTGTTTCAGCGCCGCTCTCAGCGCGTCCACGGCGTCCTTATCCTGCCAGAAGATCGCCCGGATCAGCCGGTCCCCGCGGTCCCGGTTGACCACCGAGCCGCCGATCAGAAAGTCGATATGCTCTACAAGGCAGGGGGCCAGGTTCTCCACCAGCTCGTTCCCGTATTCCCGCAGCAGATAGGCCCGAAAGATGATATCATCGTGCTTCCCGTCCTCGATGTACTGCGCATAGTGCCGGTTGTTCACCGCCTCGGCGAAAAACCATTCGGCGCATTCCGCTGCGATATCGTTCGGGATCCGGATGCACTGGAAGCTCCACCACATCCGCAGGGGCCGCACGATGCCGGATACCATCGGCCTGTGCCGCTCGAAGTACTCACTGGCAAACCCGCAGACGATCCCCTCGTCGTGGGCCTTCGTCCGTTTGGCAAAATCCCGGCATATCAGCACGTCGTCCTGCAGGTGCCAGGTCCCGCCCTCGATCCCGCCGCATACCAGGAAGCTCTCCATGCAGCTGATCAGGTTTCCCTTGCCCTCGGTATCGTTCCATATCTCAATATCCTTCGCCCGGATGCCCTGCTCCCGCAGTGATGGGTACAGATACTTCTCCACGTACCACAGCCGCTCCGGGCATGTGTGGATCATATAGCGCATGTCATTTCTCCTTTTTCAGCCGCCGTTTCAGCCTGATATCCCACGCGAGGTCGCTGATCCATTCCAGGAGCAGCCCCGCCAGCGTGATCACCCTAGCCAGCGCTGACACCCCTATCCAGATACACAAGATAATCAGCAGCATGTTTATCAACTGCATGGATTCCTCCTTTTGGGCATAGAAAAACCACCGTCCAACTGGATGGTGGCTTAGAGCTTTCCGGCCTTTTTCAGTTCTTCGATCTCTTCTTCCGTCAGCAGGATGCACTTCAACGGCTCATTGGCCAGGATCTCCTCCCTCTCGCGAAGAGCTTCTTCATAAGTCATGCTATCACCTCAATCTCAACAACATTCTCACGCCTAGATTTTACTCTAAACATGCAGCCCTTGTCAAGCAGCAACTCCCGTTGATCAGGGAATTTGCTCAACTCTTCAATATATGCGGCTCTTGATCCTTTCGGTACATCGATCACCAAAAGATATTCCCTCCCGAATGCCCGGGATTCAATTACTGAAGTGCTTACAAAGCTAGGCATTCTGAACACTCCCCCAATGGGGATACCAGCCGTAGGATCGACGCTCACGCCACGATACGCAATTACATCGTTGGCCAGTGCATTCTTTTTTATGGCGCTCGATATCAGATCCGCATGCTTTGCAAGCACAGTATCATGAGGTTGATCCCCTCTTAGCATACCATTCAGCCGCTCAAAGAAACGATTTGGCCTCTTGTCGCCGGAGTTGTATGTATACTTCCGAATACTCCGCTTTTCCGCTTTGGACAGCTTTGCTATCCAGGTCCGCGCCTCTTGGCGGAGCTTATCCACAACACCGGATTCCGACAGCGGCGAAAAGTCTTTCTTGCCCTCTTGAGCTACAAGCCCCTCGCCATACTCAGATCGGGCTCTCCGCATGATCTCCTCGGCCTGACTCACAAAGGGCCTCGCCTCTGCGGACTGTCGCCACTCCTCGGCCCTCGCATCGGCCGTGCGCTTGTCCGCCGGGTCAAGCGCATACCGCGCCCTTCTCTCCCAGCGCTCCGCCATGCGCTCGGCGTTCTGCTGCCGGGCCTCCTCGGCTTCGGCGGCTTCCGCCGCTTTCAGTTCCTCCTTCGTGGCCGGGTCCGGCACGGAGGTAACGCCGGGGAAGTAGGTGGTGAAGCCGTCCTTGCACCGGGGGTGTAGGAACCCCTGATCCATAGCCTCGCTGAGGAGCGTGTGCTTTCCGTCCGGCTTGCCGCCGCTGTACACGTCGTCAATGAGGATCTTCCCGACCCACTCCGCACAGTCCGGGCAGGGGTGCCCGCCCCGCTTGTTCACGATGACGAGGCTGACGCCCCACTCCTGCCGCTTCTGGCCCTCGCCCCAGAGATAGGCCCGCCGCTCCGCCGTGCGGATGGCCATGTCGGCATAGTCGCTGATGGTGTGCCGGGCGCCGTTGCGGTACTCGATGCAGTCGATGCCCCGCATAAGGAAATCCTTCGTGGCCATGTCCACGGCCTTCTGCACCGTCCCCGCGCCGGTATTGGCGTACATCTGCGCGTTGAAGATGATCTTCCGACACTGGTCGTTCGCCCGGCGCAGGACCGCCTGCTCCGCCCGCCGCATGTCGCTCACGGTGGCATTCAGCAGCGCCTCCAGCTTTCGGTCGTTCACGCGGAAAAAGGCGTCTCCCGCACCCTGGATGCCCCCTGTGAGCTGTCTCTGCACACGCCGGTTGTTCACAAGCGATTCCAGGATACGGATTTCCTCCGCCTTCTGGCCGTTTTCATAGGCGTGATGCAAGGCCTCCTCCAGTCTGACGTTGATGGAGGAAAACCGCGGGCCGAACTTTTCGGCGTTCCGCTTCCGATATTCCTCCAGGTATTGGAGCTGCTGCACCTGCCACTGGGGCCAGTCAAAACCCTCGGCGTCCTCCCAGTCCAGGTGATACCGCTGCAGGTTCCTCATCATGCTGTCGATCAGCTCCTCCTCGATCCGGGCGAAGGCCGCGCCGAAATCATAGTCTTTCGGCATAGGCGGTCACCTCAGAAGCCGATACGGCCGAAGATGTCGCCGTCCTCGTTCACGGCCGGTTCGGACGCCTCCACGATCCCCTGCTCCGCTTTGAGTCGGGCAACCTCCGCGGCCTTCTCCTCCTCGGTCCAGGTGTCGCCGTACAGCTCCTCCACGGACTGCTCGATGCTTATGACGCCGCCCACGCGAGCCTTTGTCACAGTCTCCACCGTGCTGCCGAAGTCCGGGCTGGCGTACTCGCCGAAGCTGACAGACGGCTCATACTCGCCCGGCGTCGGGCCGTGGATCAGGTCGTCCACCATCAGAATGCAGGCGACGAGCTGCGGGATGCTCACGTTCAGCGCGTCCACGATCTTCCCCCGGACGTGCATGGTGATCTTCTCCTTCTCCCGCTGCGCCTCGGCGTTGTCGGTCTTTTTTAGGTCAATGCCCAGGGTGGCGGGACTCATGACGCCCTGCAGAGCAAGATCCATAAACGCCGCATAGCTGGAAACATACGCCTCATAGCTGATCGTTGGCTGGGAGACGTCGATCTTCGCCTGCGCTCCCTCCGCGGCCGAGGAGCCAACGGCGATATAGTCGTTGTCGAAGGGATTCGATTCCAGCAGCACGCCGGTGTCCGGATCCCGCGGGACCATGTCCGAGGGGATATACCGCTTCACACGGCCCATGCGCACCGCGTCGAGCCACTGGGATATCACCTCATCCAGCGCGTCCAGGTTGTCGGTCTTCGCGTCAAACAGTGCCTTGCCGCGCCCCGGCCACTTCTGCGAGCCGAAGACGACGAGCGGCACCGCCATGAAGAAATCGCCGGGGAACGACACATCCTTCAGCTCAGCCGTCTCCGACAGGCGGGAAAGCTCCGCCTCGTGTCCCTCGGGGTCCAGCAGCCGATACCGGACACATCCCCGGCCGTATGTCTCCTCCAGCTGGTATTCCTTGTCCCCGTCCTTATAGGGCGTGTAGAAGCGGAACTCCGTCACCGTGCGCCCCTTGCGCACATAATCCACCCGGTCGGCCTCGTAGAAGGACACGATGGGGTAATCCGTCTCCGGATCCACCGCGATCTTGAAGGCGCCGTCCCCCGCCGCGAGAGCGCCGGCAACGGCCTCACCAAGGAGCTCCTCGAAGCGGATCTCTCCCGCCAGCTCCTCCCACCGGTCCAGGATCGGGTGCAGCTCGCCCTCGCCGAAGTCGACGCCGTTCAGATCCGCCGTCACGATATCCCGGTAGCGGTCGATCACGATGCTCACAAGGCCGCTGTGGATCTTTCGAACTCTTCCATGAGGCACCGCGGCCCAAAACCGGGCCTTTTCCACGTCCCAGTACGCCGCCTGTTTGAAAAACTGCTCCAGTTCCGCCGGTTCTCCCCGATACCACACCTGATTTCGCAGGACATTGGCCCGGAACGTCAGCGGCTCCCGGAGAACGATCTTCCGCTCTCTGGCGGGCTCGATCTTCAGCAGCTTGAATACAAAATCACGAAACCAGCTCATGGGCCGTTTCTCCTCCTCTCGCCCGGATGGTATATCTGCTTCTCATGGGGCAGCCAGGCGTACTGCACCGCGTTGATCATATGGTCATGCCCGTCCTCGGGCTCGTTGTCCTTCTCTTCCTTCCAGCTGTACGTCTCCAGCTCCCGGATGTACGCCGGGCAGCTGTCCAGGACATAAAAACACGGCTCGCTCCCGGACGGCGCGAACCAGTTCAGCTGATTGTTGATGCGGTCGATGATCTTCTCTTTCTTCCAGGCCGGCGCGAAGGTGTACACGCTGCCGTACTGCCTGGCGTACTTCGCCGCCTCCGTCAGCGTAGCCTGATCCGCGGAGTCGATAAACGCCTCCCGGGAGAACCCCCACGCCTTCCGGTTCCGGTCGAGGAAGTCGATCAGATTGCGCACCGTGTCGGACGGCGCGAGCGGCGTGCCGAGCTCCGCGTTGTTGTACACGCGCTCATCGAGCACGACGCACCGGCCGGCGTTCGTGATCCCCAGGAAGGCCATGGCGATGGTGTCGGGGCTCTTCTGCGAGTAGGCCGTATCCACGCCGCAGGAGAAGGCCGTGAAGACCTCCTTCTGTTCCCAGCTCGGACGCTCCGGATTTCTGACGAACTGCTTTGCCCAGGCGGCGGGCTTAACGTGCATCTTTTCGTCAAAGTTGCAGAATACAAGCCCCGTCGCCCTGCCCCGCAGGCCCTCGATCTTGTTCTTCCAGAGCTTGGTGCCCTTGGGTACGCTCTCAATGATCTGCCGCTTCTTCTCCTCCGGAAGGCCGGCGTTATCGTCAAACGAAAAGAACCAGTGCACCCATCCCGGATGCTCCGGCTCCTTCAGTTCGTCCAGTATTTCCCGCGGCGTCCCGTTCTCCCATTCGGACAGCGGCCGGCAGCGGTTTATGTACTCAGCATATACCGGCAGCGCCGGATCATCCGGGTTCAGCGTCATCATGGTATAGTCGGAGCGCATTACCGCCTCACGTACAAAGTCCATATTGGCGGTGTTTACCTCGTCGATGTACAGACAGCCGTACTGGCCGCCCAGGGCGTCCTTCCAGCGTGTCCGGTCCCGGTAGCCTACCACGAACACGATCTTGTCTCCCCTGGCGCTGTGCACAACGATATGCGGCATTTTGAAGTCAGCGGAGCCGTTTCCCCGGTACTCGACCAAACTGCTCATCTGTGTGTTCAGGATGCCGAGGTCCTTCTGGATCAGATTCTTTTCCGCGGCGCCCGTGTCCTCCGCCGCCAGGATGTGCAGCTGCTTATCGGACGCCATGACGCGCAGGATGAACTTGAACGCGCCAACCGTCGTCTTGCCGGCGGCCGTGGTTCCCTCCAGCACCTCCAGCGCCGCCGCGTTGTGGTGGAGGAAGGCGCGGTATTTCGGTGAGAATTCAAGTCCCATCGGTCATACCCAGATTCTGGAGAATGTCCTCCATCTTATCGATATCAGCCTGCCGTGCGGAAAGCTCCAGTTTGTTCTTGAACATCCCCAGGTGCCGCCCCAGCAGCTCGAGGGCCTTGAGTTTGTTTGCATACTTCAGCCCGCTCGTGCTCTCATCCGAAGCTTCCGCCATGGCGATATCCCGCAGCTCCCGGACCACCATATCCTGTGTGATCTCCGTGCGCTCCTGCCGCGCCTGCTGGCGCGCCTGGATGTGCTCCCGAACCTTAGCGTTACTTAGCAGCCGCGAAGCGTTCGCCCAGGCCGCCGCGTCCTTCTTCACCGTCGGATAAGCGGCCTTATATGCCCGCGTCGCATTCAGATCGATCAGGTACTCATCTGCAAATCTTTTTTGCCGCTCGGTCATCGGCCGCCTCCTCTCATCGCAAGTTGATCCGCAAAAGGAAAGAGCCGCTGGGGGAGCGGCTCTTCAGGGGGAAGTACCGGGTGCCGAATTGAACGGCTCAGTCTGTCAAGGAGTGAGATTCCACAGATCCGCCTGCCCGGTTCGAAAGTGACTACGGATAAAGCGAAACAGGACGGCGCCATAGGGGGAGGACCCGCGCCGCTATGCCGTCAGCGACGTGGTAGAACCCTATGAGCATACGGGCCGTTTTCTGAGCGCTGGCCGCCCTTTTATTTCGCTTCATCTATGATTGCGCGACCCACAATGGAGGCCCCGCAGAGAGGCTCTTTGAACCAACTCCACAATACACACCATACACCCCTAAAACGTTGCACAGTGGGTAAATTTCAAAAAAGCCCTAAAAATTTTGCGATATCGCAGAGAAACCGTGCTCGGTGCTTTCTGTAGAAATCCTCGCGGGACACAATGTCCAGGCCCAGGCGCTCGTAGGGGTGCTTCCTGCCGCTGACGCAGTTGAGCATGACCGCCTGGCGAAGTTTCTCGCGCCCTGGGCCAGGGAGACCCTCGCCCACCCGGCCCAGGGCATATTCCACCGCTTTCATGCGCTGCGTATCCGGCGCCGCCTCGATGGCCTCCAGGCGCTCCTCCCGGGCCTCCACATCGCGGCTCACGCCGCCGGCGGTGTGCGGCATAAAGGCCCGGCGCTCCTCCGTCTCCTCTTTTGTCCCCTTGCGGATCAACTTGGTATAGGTTGTGTAAGACGGGCCTCCGCCGATCTCCATCGCATCCCGGCGGGCCTCCATATAGGCCCGCCTTCGACGTTCGTATCCCCGGACGATCCAGATACACTCCTGCTTGATGTCCTCCGGCAGCTTCCCGCTCGCCATTTCCTTCCCCCCTCGCCCAATATCACAATATTTGCAACGCCAGAAATGCCGGAAGAGCATACCATAGTGCCAGAAGCGGGGCCTCGAAATGGAGGACCAGAATGGTAATGCATACCACCAGCGCCACGGCGATCAGCCCCATAAGCAGTTTGCACAGCGCCGCCATGGACATTGCCTTCTCAAGCGCCATCTTTTCAATTTCAGCTTTATCTTTCTCGTTCATATTCCCCTCCTGATAGTTTTTTTCAATCTTCCCAGCCGTCGAAAAACTGGGCCATCGTGATCCCCAGAGCGCGGCAGATGCGCTCGATAGTGTCCACGGAGAAATCACCCCCGCGCCGTTCGCCGGCCGTAAGCGTAGAGTAATTGACACCGCTGAGATTGGAGAGCTGGAATCTGCTCATATGTCGATCCTTCATCAGTTCCCGCACTCGTTCCGCCGATTTGCCCATCCTACACCGCGCACCTCCTCCTCAGCTCCGCTGGCTTTATTCCCAACACCACATAATTGGGTTCAATGTGCCAGCCGGACAGGACATAGGTGATCTCATACTCACAAAGATGCAGCGGGTGATCCGTGATATATCTGCTGAACGCCTTGCCGTCGATCACATGGAAACGAAGGATGTCGCCCTTTTGGTAGCCTCGATCATTCTTCCGAAGCTCAAAGGGCTTTGCGCCGCTGTATACCGCGTCAGCGAATGCCTCCAGAATTTTGATGTTGTGTATCATGCACTTTCTCCTTTCTGACGAGAAGAACTCCCCGGCGTCATATGCCCGGAGCTCGCAGCTCGGGCAGACCTGCCGCCCCTCGGGAATCACGACGCCGCAGCACACGCATGTGTTATCCGCCGCCCTCTCCGGCCGTTTCTCACTCACACCGCGCACCTCCTCTCCAGCTCCGCCATGGTGTTGATCCCTACAACGTAATACTCCGGCATATTCGCCGCCACCACCGCCCGCGCCATGGGCGGACACACGGCGTTCCCGCACCGGGCCACCTGCTGCGTCTTGGGATATGCCTTGCCGGTATAGTCCCGGTCGATGATGTAATCCGGCGGAAATCCCATCGCGGCATACAGCTCCTTCGGTGCCAGCATCCGCATGGTGATGTCGGAGATGTACCACAGGGCGCCGCCGATCTCCAGGAGGAGGACCTCGTCCTCCGCCAGGGTGTAGCCGCAGTATTTGTTCAGCAGGGCGCGGATCTCCGGCCAGTGCCCCAGATCGGTACCGGAGGCATACTTCCGGATGACTGTGCCGACGACGGCGAATTCCCCGCCCTGGGCGGTGATGGTCCGCAGGGGCTTGTCCATGTCCTGCCCCACGTCCTGCCCCTTGAACACGGCCAGATGATGAGCCGCCAGGGCCAGGCCCCCGTTGCTCGTGACGGTGTTCAGCGGGATATCGGGGAGGTTGCCCCGCCCGTGATACCCACCGGCATGCATGGGATGGAGCACGGCAGAAACCAGGCCGTCCCGGTCCCTGGCCGTGACCGTTGGCATGGGGCTTCGCACATCGGCGGGAATCCCGTTGCCATAGTAGGGTGACAGGTGGGCGGAGACCAACCCGTAGCGGTTGGAGGCGTCCACGGTGGGGATCGGCGCCCGGAGGCCCGCGGTCCTCGCGTCCTCTGTCTGGGTCTCACTGTGATACTGGACGATATTCGCCGCACAGAGATTGTGCTTCCCGCTGCCCACCACCGTGGGGAGGGGCGCGTCGATGTCATGCACCCGCGGAGCCTGCCCGGCCCGCTCCCCGTACCCCGTCGGCACGATGAACGGCTTCCCGCTCTTGATCGTGTGCTTGTCCACCCCGCGGATGATCCTCCGGTTGGTGTTGTCCGCCAGGGGTCGCACGGCGTTGACGCCGTATTTCTCTTTGATCTCCGCTTTGGTCTCAAAGATGGAGTACATGGGGAGGGACCAGTCGATGACCTCCGCCGCGCTCCGCCAGGGTAGGCACTTACCGTCCCGGACCTTCCAATGATCGGCCGGGGCGTGGGTCCGCTCCGGCCAGACGATGGGCCGCCCGTCGCACCGGGCGATGAGGACAAAGCGCTTCCGGGTGGTGGGCGCTCCGTAATCCGCCGCCACCAGCTCCCGGTGTTCGACGTGATAGCCGCAGTCTTTCAGCTGTCGCAGCCATTTGTTGAAGGTCTTACCCTTTTTCGATTTGACAGGCTTCCCCTTGCGAACAGGTCCCCAGGTCGTAAATTCCTCCACATTCTCCAGGATGATGACACGGGGGCGGACCTTTCCCGCCCAGCGCAGGACGATCCAGGCAAGGCCCCGGATGTTCCGATCCACTAGGGCGCTGCCCTTGGCCTTGGAGAAGTGTTTGCAGTCCGGTGAGAACCACGCCAGCCCCACCGGGCGCCCGCCGCACACCTCCACCGGATCAACGTCCCAGACGGACGCCTGCAGGTGGAGGGTGTGGGGATGGTTGGTCTTGTGCATGAGGATCGCGGCGGGGTCGTGGTTGATGGCGATGGTCACCGGCCGGCCCAGGGCCAGCTCGATCCCGGTGGATGCCCCACCGCCCCCGGCGAAGTTGTCAACGATGATCTCATCGAAAAGATTGATCTGTCCTGTCATGCTCCCGCCTCCTCAAACATGGAGATCTGTCCGACGCAGTCGGTATATGGGTCGTTCTCCCAGCCGACGCCGATATAGTCCAGAACCCGGCCCCAGCCGTATTTCTCGCCGGTCTCCGGATCGGTGCAGCATCGGTACATCCAGAACTCCCATTCCTTCGGATTCTGCTCACGGAGAAGATCGAACCGGTGCGGTCGCTTTTCCATGTGGATACCGAATCCGCACATCGAGCACCCGGTGCGCTGGGCTTTCGTCGTGCGGAGTATCCCACCCGGATCTCGTACGATTTCTCCGTAGATCTCCGGCACGGGGACATGTAGATCCAATGCCAACTGCAGAAGATCTTGACGGTCGAAAATGGCAAACGGTGCGCTGCGGATGGTTGACTTGCCCCAGTAGTTACAGCCGTTCAGCATCAAGCTCTTTGCGCGTCGTCCGCCTTCAGAGGCCATGAGGCCCAGAAACGGCACGCTGTTGTGCTCCTTTGCCCAGTCGTCACAGGGCTTTTCCTTGAGGTAATAGCAGCACTTGCTCGACACTTTGAAATTCGGGCATTGATAGCAGACGTGTTCTGTATCGTTCTCGTACCCTCCGAACAACTTCAGCCATCGGTATGCCAATTTCATCCGGCTTTCCTTCTGAAACCCTCCGTATTCGCCCGTTTCGCCGGTTATGATGGCGTGTCTTACGGTTTTGTTTTCCTCTGTCGGATTCTGGAGTAGGTCAATCTTTGCGGCAATCTCCTTGGACAGCACCGGGAAGCCGAACTTCCGAATGATCGTTACCTTGCTCCACTGTTTGCCGTCTGGCCGTGTTGCCGGCGGCAGGCAAATAACACCTTCCTCCTTGTGAATACGTTGGATACTGGCATCTTCCAAAGATGACCGGCTTATAGCCGGAACGTCGTGCCCGAGAGATCGGATAAAGTACAGTAGCGTGATACTGTCGAGGCCGCCGACAGAGATATGCGTGTTCAGCTCTGCATCGCGGGTATCCGCAAAGAAGTTTTCTACGACCTCCTCTGCGTGATAAACTTTATGTTCGTGATCCATCGTCTGGAGCTGCCGAAACATGGAGATGTTGTGCTCGGCGTCCTTCTCCTTCATGATGTCCTGTACCGTTTTCACTCCGCCACCCCCAGCAGATCGAACAGCGTCGGGGTGTCGATCTCGTCCTCCACGGCTTCCAAGTATCCGACGGCGTCCCGGAAATACCCATCGTTCAGCTCGATGGTGTACCCCCGCCGCCCGGCCTTGATGGCCTCCAGGGCCACGGTGCCCAGCCCGCCGAACGGGTCAAGCACCAGATCGCCCTCGTTGGAGTAGCGGTTGATGAGCCTGTCCACGATATCCAACTGCAGGGGGCAGACGTGCATCGTCTGGCGCCTGCGGCTCTGGGTGGTGTTCAGCGTCCGCATCCGGTTCACGTCGTCCCACACAGACGGGGACCAGGATCCGGGCGCCACCACCATGAACGTGGCCGGGAGATGGCCGTCATCGTCCAGCTTCGCCGCCAGGGCGACGTGCTCCTCGTAGCTGTACACAGTCCCCCGGCTGTACTTCCGGAAGACCTCCTGCAGGCGGTTCACCGGGGTATTCATGACCTCCTCTTTCGTGGGGAGCCGGTCCCCGCTGGAGCGGTAGAAGGCGTGAGCATCGATCTGCCACTGTGCCCGGGTGTATTCCTCCTTCGACTTCGTGACCGGCTCGTCGGCGTAGGCTGTCGAGGTATCGGAGGGCAGTTTCCGGAACAGCAGGATATACTCCGGGCAGCCCACGCCCATCTTTGACCCGTCCTTGCACTGCTCGGACCATCCCAGGCGGTAGGTCTGGTTGTTCTCCCGCACCACGTCGGTAAGGACCACGATCCGGCCCATGTACTGGAAGCCGTGCCGGATGTAGTGCAGGACGCACATGTCGCTGAACGGGTCCACCGTGGGCATACCCGTCCCGGTGGCGTTCCCGAACAGGATCCGGTCCTTCACATGGATGCAGGCCACACGGCCCGGTTTCAGTACCCGCAGGAGGTTCGGCGTCAGATAGTCCATCTGCTCGAAGAACTTGCGGTTGTCCTCGTTGTGGCCGAAGTCATTGTAACTGGGGGTGTATTCGTAGTGATTTGAAAACGGGATAGAAGTCACGATCAGGTCAACGATGTCCGGATCCATCCGCCCCGTCTCCTCCACGCAGTCGTTATTGACCGCGGTGAAATGCTTTCCTTTGATCTCCACTCGGTTCACTCCTATGCTCCGGGCCATGCGGTCGATGGCGTCCCGCTGGTGCAGGCCGTATTGACGGACGATCTCGCCCATCTTCGCCTGCATCTCATCGTGGAGCCGCCACTTCGCCATGAGCGCGTCATAGATCGGCTGCTCGGCCTCGGTGTAGATGATGTCGATGATGACCTGCGACCTCTGCAGGAATCGGTAAATGCGGTGGATGGCCTGGATGAAATCATGGAACTGGTAGTCGATGCCCACAAAGATCGCCCGGTGACAATACCGCTGGAAGTTGCATCCGCAGCCTGACAGGCTCTTTTTCGTGGCGAACAGGCGGCACTTGCCAAAGGAGAAGTCCATCACCCGGCGCTCCCGCTCGTCATAGTCCATGGCGCCGTAGATATCCACCGTTCCGGGGATTTGACGCAGGATCTCCTTCCGCTCGTCCTCCCGGTCGTGCCAGAGGATGAAATGAGCATCCGGGTCGCTGTCCACGATCTCCTTCGCCTTCGCCACCCTGGCCACGATGCTGGACACCTTCTCATGGGCGGCTTCGGCCAGGCTCTCCGCCACATCGTTCATGAGCTTCATCTGCCCGTCCCGTTCCGTGACGGCCTCGTAGCTCTCACTGATGACGTGTTTCCGTACCTCCAGGGGCGGGAGGGCATAGCCTTCATCGTCATAGCCCAGGTCGGAGGGCTTGAACAGGCCCAGCGCCCAGGTGCATACCCACAGCCAGAACTCTTCTTCCTTGTGCGGGTACAGGGTCAGATTGTTCGCCTTGGTGCTGTCCCTCTGAAAGAACCGGGTCAGCGCCTGGTCGGTGTCCATGATCTCCAGGAATCCGGCGTAATGGATCAGCTCTTTCAGCCGGTTCGGGGACGGCGTGGCCGTGGCTACCAGCTTGTATTTGATTCCCCGGAACAGGGGCAGAAACGTCTGGTAGGTCTTGGAACCGAAGGATCGCAGCACCGCCGCCTCATCCAGAACACAGCAGTCGAACGCCTGCGGATCCACGTCCCCGTCCCGGACGCGCTCATAGTTGGTGATGTAGATATCCTCATGGTCAGCCTCGATCATGTGCGTGATGTAGATCGGCTCACGCATACCCAGCAGCGCCACCGCATCATGGGTGAACTCCTGCCGGACGCCCAAGGGCATGACGATCAGCGCCATACCACCGCCGATATGCTCAAGCACCAAGCGGGCATACTCCAGCTCCTGGACGGTCTTTCCCAGGCCGAAGCTCTCGAACAGCGCCCGGCGCCCGCCCCGGCAGGCCCACATGACCGCATCCCGCTGATGGGGCTTCAAGACCGGATTGATCTCCTCCGGCCGGACAGTGAACCCGCTCACCGGCGCGGTGACGATCTTCCGCCGTAAAAAGTCGCTGTAGCTCATCTCGCCGCCCTCCTTACTGCCCCCGCATGGGCCATCCGGCGCCACGGATGGTCCATGCCATCCTTCGCGGCGTTGGCCTTGGCCAGGTTCCGCATGTTCTGTGCGTAGCACTCAGGGCAGGTCTTTCGCCCCTCAACAGCCGGGCGCCGGTTGCAGATCCCGCAGACGCCGCAGTCGGCAGCGATAGCTTTCGGGACTTTCCCGGATGCCAGCCGGCGCTCCGCGTCGCTTGCCCGGATCCGGGCCCGGCACCGGGCGCAGGTGGTATAGTGGGCCGGATCCTCCACTTCCCGTCCGCATTTCACGCACCTGCCCTCCGCCTTCATGCGGTAATACCAGTCGTGATTGCTCCGGGCCAGGCGCTCCTGGTTCTCATCCCGGTAACGATGTTTCAGCGCCCGGATCTTTTCCGTGCATACCGCACACCGGGAGCGTCCGGCCAGGGTATAGGCGTCCTGGCCATGACAGTCTGCGCACCGAGCCTCCGCTTTCCAGAAGGCATAGCTCTGACGGTCATACTCAGCTTTCACTTTCGGGTCCATGGCCATTGTCGCCTCCTCCTTCCTGATTCAGATACCACTCGATCACATGCACCGCTGATCCCCAGCCGCGAGCCAGAGCGACAAAGTATCCCTGCTCCCGCAGCTTTTTCGCCCACCATTTCTGATCCTGCGACTGCCGCCCGCTCGGGGTCTTCATCTCCACATACAACCCGTGGTACTTCCCCCGCGGGACCGGAAGACACAGATCCGGCACACCGGGCTTTACGCCCTGCTCCTTCATGTGCGCCGCCTCCCGAAGGTCCCGGCTCCCTCCATTGGGAATATGGAACAGCAGCGCCAGTTCCGGATATCTGTCCCTAACAGTCATAGACCACCGCATGACATTGATCTGGTGCTGGGCCTCCGTCTTCGGATTGGCAAACAGTTTCACCGCTGTTTTCATGCTCGCGCTCCTCCCATGACCCGGTTCAGGATCTGGCTGGCCTGCATCTTTGTCAGGCTCTGGGCCTCGAATCCTTTTACCCTCCGCCGGATCAGCGCCATCTGCTTCTCACTGGCGGGACCGCTCCCCCAGCGCTTCACGGCGTTCAGATCCCAGATCGGCCGTTCCCTGGCGTATCGCTCTTCCAGATAGATCAGCGCCTGATCCAGCGCCGCCTGCATCGGCTGACGTATACCCATAAACTCCGCCCGGCCCAGCTCGTCCATCGGTCCGATGGTCAGCTTCTGCCGATCCGGCAGACTGCAAACCATGGAGCCGTCCGGCATCTTGAACCAGTTGACATCATGGGTCTGAAACTTCTGCTCCCGTGCCCAAAGGTCCACGATCTCCACATTGCGGATCCAGCTCTCGGGACAATCCGCGGCCGCGGCGGCCTTGATCGGAAGCTCGAAGAGAGCCCCCTCCACATCCTTCTTTCTGCTGGCGGGTATGTCTTTCATGTCGATCCCCAGCAGGCTGGGCGCGGTGCACAGATCCGCCTTGCCGGTGATCCCCACGCAGTCGATCAGGTTCAGCCGATCCTTGCCCGGAAACAGGCGCAGGCCCCGGCCTACCATCTGGGCATACAGGCTGTCCGACTGCGTCGGCCGGGCGATGATCACCGTTTCCACTCGGGGGATGTCGGTCCCCTCGGTAAACACCATACAGTTGACAATGCACGGGATATCGCCCCGGGTGAAGGCGTCCACGATAGCCGCCCGGTTTGCCGTCTCCCCGGTCACTACCACCGCCCCGGCGATGCGCTCCGCGATCTCCTTGGCCTGGGCCACGGACACGGCAAAGATCAGCGTGGCGCCCACCGCCATCTTCCGGTATACCTCCGCAACGGCGTCGGCGGTGCCGTCCATGGCCTCCTCCAGCTCGCCGGGAGCATAGTCACCGTGGGAGGTATGTACGCCGGTCAGGTCATAGCCGATATTTACCCGGCGGCAGTAGATATCCGAAAGATACCCGTTCTGGATGCCCCACTTCAGATCTCGGGAGTATACGATTCTGGAAAAGACGCTGTCCAGGCGGACCTTGTCGCCCCGCCCGGGGGTAGCTGTGAACCCGACATGGAGCCGGGGCCGGAAGTAATCATAAATCCTTCGATAGCTTTTCGCCGCGGCGTGGTGAGCTTCATCCGTGATGATGATGTCGAAAGTGTCCGGGTCGAAGCGCTGCAGGCGCCGCGTCATCGTCTGAACGGAGGCGCTGACGACCTCATCCATTGGCGCGCTGCTCTCCCCCGCCATCTCCACGCCCGTGCGGCAATGGAAGTATTTCAGAGGCTGCCGCACCAGTTCCTCCCGGTGGGACAGGATCAGCATCCGCCCGGGCCTCTCCAGGGACGCGAACGTGACCGTCTTCCCCAGTCCCGTGGCCATTTGGGCGAGGTACGCGCCCGGCGGAAGGCTGTCAATGATGTCCTTGCACTCCTGCTGATAGGGCCGTAATTGTATTTCTGACATGATTTTCTCCTGTTTTTCATCGAAATGGGGAACATCGGGGAACTCCGGGGAACTATTGGTTCCCCGCTCTATCCCTTGCGCCCCAAGGGTTTCAGAAAATCGGGGAACCGGGGAACACTTTTTACAAGTTTCCTATACGCGCGAGAGCATATTGTTTTTCATTTTCCAATCTGTTGAAAACTTTTTATGTTCTTATAAATGCGTGTTGTGTTGTTCCCCAGTTCCCCGGAACCCGCAATCCCCTGCGCCCCAAGGGTTACGCCGGGGAACTCATGGTTCCCCGCTGTTCCCCGGTTACTCCGGGAAGGGGATCTGCGCGTCATCGTCCAACTCCTCGAAGGTTTCCTGCGGGAGTTTCAGAGCTACACACTCCGTGGGGATCTTGTTGATTCTCTTGTTCACTGTCATAGCTTTGCCTCGTGTCCTGATAAGATCCCGGCTTTTCAGGTGAGATAACAGCGCCGGGGAGGATATTCCCGCCTCTTTGCAGGCGTCATTCCATACGGCTCGGATAATATAGGCCCAAGTGGTCAGCGTGGATCTATCCTCCTCGATCAGCCCATAGACCACACCGTTCACCGGGTGGCCCTGGAGCCGGTCCGCGTTGAGAGATACCCAGTCGCACATATAGTTGTAGCCCCGCTCCGCGGCGCTGACGCGCTCCTTGGATTTCAGAAATTCCGCGACGTCCTCCGGTTTCAAGGGGTCCTTCTCCCGGAATATCAGGAACGTCGCCAGCGCGTCCCCCGTCAGCAGCAGCGCCGCCGCCTGAGCCTGCTTCTCCGTGGTGTCGTTTTTCAGGCATTCCTCGTAGTAGGCCTCATACATGGTGTGAGCGCTGTCCATCGACCCGGGAAGGGACAGGAGAGAGATAAACTCCTTCCCCGCGTGTCCGTAGTTGGCCTTCAGGATCCCCGCAGTGCGGTGGCCGTCCCGGACGGCACGCTGAGCGGCTTTGCACTCGATATCGACCACCCGGTTCATAGCTCCTGCGCCGTCGTTCTCGCCCACCAGCGGCGTCTCGCCGGACGTGATGAAACAGTTGGACCAGGTCGGCGCCGTCACCAGTCCCAGGGCTTTGTTGGACCGCAGTTTGCCGCTGCCTGCCGCCAACTCGTATACGTTGAAGTTGATCCTCCCCCGGCTGTCCTTTGCCAGCTGCAGCTCGTCTATGATCACCGGCAGGGAATTGAGAAACCCCGCCACAATTTCAAAACCCGTACTGGTGGCCTTGAAGGTCTTGTAATACCGCCCGCCAATCACGGGATCGGCCCAGACGGACGCCGCCAGCATCTGCGCGACGGATTTGCCCGTGCCGCTGTCCATGCCCCAGAGGTGCACAAAAAACGGAAGGCAACCCAGAGGCCCTACAAGTGGCGAAGCAAAGGACGCAGCCAGGACCAGCCGGGCCGCCACGCTGTACCGGCGGCAGGCGCTCGCCTCTTCCTTCCAGGCGTCATAACTGCCACGGGGGCGGATGGCCTCAAAGGTGTCCGCAAAGTTGGCGTTCCCATCAAAGACAACGTCCTCCACATAGGGCGCGAAGCCCTCGTCGTTCCACCCCATCCGGCTGACGGATTTCGTCTCCGGGATCCTGTCATAGTTCAGGTCCATCACGTCTGCGATATAATCCACCAGGTTCTGGGCCCTCCGGCCGCTGGTGACGGATATCCCCACTCGCGCGAGGGATACAATGTTCTTCGCGTTGGCGACGGTGTCAAAATCTGTAAGGATGGTCTGGAACAGGCGGCGCCCGCCCGTGCCGCGGCGAAAAGCGATCCGCACCTTCATCTCGCCGGTGTCTATGTTTTTCAGCCTTTCCACCGGCCATATCGGGTGCGGACACGCGATCTCGTCTTCGTACTGCTTGCGCACACCATAGTCGTCCACGAGCCACTCCCCGGTGTCCAGCTCCATATCCTGGCCCTCGATCTCCGAGACGTTCTCTTGGGGGACCAGGGATGACGAGGCCTTTCTTTTACTCTCCTGATACTCTTTCAGCGTCTTGCGGAAGGCCTTGAACCTACACTCCTTGGCGGCATAGTCGGCCAGGCGGCGCGTCGCTACCTCCTTCTGGAACGGGTCCAGGATGCCCTCGATGTACTCATAAGGACCGGGTGTATCAAAGTCCTCCCGGCTGTATGTATAGCCGTCTGCTATGGTGATCGCCTCGCTTCCTTCGTGTACTCCGTGTACGGATGCTCATCAAACCATGCCTCCAGCGCGGGCAGCTTGTGGCAGGCCTCGACATAGGCGTCGCTGTCCGGCGGCGCGTTGTTGTAGTTGCCGTTGAGCCGCCGAAACTCCAGGATCTTCTCGTTGTACTCCCGCTCCCGGCGTTCAGCCTCCGCCTTGGCCCGCGCCCGGGCAGCTTTGTATTTTGCCGTTTCAGCCGAATCCGGCCGCTCAGAGCTCAAGCCCAGATGGAAGTCGGCGTTCAGTCTTACTACCGCGGCGGAAAACCTGATACGGAACAGGCTCATGACAAAATCAATGATAGAGCCGCCTGCGCCGCAGCCAAAGCAGTGCCAGTGATCTTTATAGACCTTGAGACTGGGCGTCTTCTCCCCGTGGAAGGGACAGCAGATAAACCCGGCCCGATTCGGAGTGAATCCATAAAACCGGATGACTTCATCCATGGTGACAGCTTCCTTGACGGCTTCGGCGATGTTGCTACGCATGGGCCGCACCCCGTTCCTGATGCTGGTGCATGAATAAAAAACGGCTGTTCGATCCCATGTTCTTAGCCAGCCAGTCCAGCGCCTGCTCCTGTGACAGGTGGTTCTGCATGGCAGCGGTCTCATAGGCGAACTCCCCCGCCGCCTCTTTGGCCCGGAGCCGCGCCTCTATTTCCTCCTGCGTGTTATTGGCCTCGATCATGTACAGGTCATAATCCTTCGCCTCGATGCCGTCCAGCGTCCCCGTATCGGTTGCATAAAAGACCTTCTCCAACCCGACCCAGATGTGCCATCCGCAATTCGAGACATTGTGGTAGAGCATTTCAGGCTTGATGATTGCCGCCAAATGCTTGTAAACCAACATTCCGCTCTTTCCCGGAGCTGCAAACTCGTACACATCGATCACGCGCTTATCCACGCCGGCGGCCAGCAGGTGCGGCACCATCCACGCACAGCAGCCCCACCGGAGCGCGGGGCGCTCCCGGTGGAGCGCCCGCACCGTTCCAGAGCGGAAGTGATCCCCGTGCTCATGCGTCAGGAGCACAAGCCTGAGGGGGGTGATATAGGGCTGCAGCCGCTTATAGGACACACCGCAGTCGATGAGGATGTTATCGTTAATGATAACTGCGTTTCCGCCGGAGCCCGTGGCGATGATGTTATAGGTCATCCAAGGTCACCGCTTTCTTTTGCGCCTTTACGGGTGCTTTTTCTCGCGGTGCCTTCTCCTGGGCCGCCGCCCCCTCGCCGGTGGGCGGCTCAGTCATGCGCTGTAAAAAATACTCAGACCCGATGACGCCGTCCTTCAGGCTGCGGTATACCTTCCCCAGGCGCACCACGTCATTTTCGGAGAAGGCATCCACGTTCTTGCCGATATAGGCCCGCAGCTGTTCCTCCGTGACGCCATACTCCTCCCGGAACGCTGTCGCCATGGCCTGGATACGTTCCGCCAGCGGCACATTGCTCCCGCCCCGGAGGGTGGCGTCGCACTGCTTCACGGCGGCCTCGATCACGTCCCCGGGGATCACCGCCAGGACGCAGGACCGCACCCGGCGCGCCGCCTGGTTCGCAATCATCTCATAGATATCCCGTGGATCGGTCAGGGCGTAGGACCCGTTCTTTGTCTGCCGGCGGTGCGGCACGGAGAAAATTTTGCTCTGCCGGGTGTTGGTTTCCAGGTCCCAGGCGTAGGCCATAACCTGGCTCTCTCCGCTGCGCTGCTCCAGCTCAATAAAGCCGAAGTCGATATTTCCCCAGTTCTGGGCCATGCACTCCGCCAGGCGGATGCTGGGACCTGTGACGGTAGTCCCGCCCCGGGTGTACTCATAAACGGCGCTCTCCGCCAGGCTCCGACGCTGACAGGCCGCGAGGATGCGGTCCATACTCTGGCGCTCGTCTCGGGGGAAGCGCTTAGCCACCACCATGGCCGCCTGGACCTCCTGGGCCTGACGGCTTGTCACCATGGCGCTGGTGACTGATTCCATGCCGCGATCCTGCGGGGCAGCTCCGTATACGTTCAGTTCATTCATAAATCAAACCCTCCGTTTTCAGATAGTTCCGCAGTTTGATCAACTGCGATTTCCTGGCGCCCACGATGGTAAATGTCAGCCTTTCGACCACAGGGTCCTCCTCGGGAGGCTCCGCTATTTCCGGAGGCGCGGCGGCCTCCACGCGGGCCACAGCGACCTCCTGCCGTGCCCGTGACGACTCCCGGGCCTCGGCGGCCTTCTTCTCCTCCTCCACCCGTCGGCGGCGGTCCTGAACTGCGGCGACCGCCTTTCCAACGTTCAGGCATTTTTTGTACTCCGCCATGATTTCGACGGGATCGTCCATCTTTCGAATATCGTCCGCTCCAATGGCCACCGCCGATACGAAATCACCCAGCTTGTCCATGAGTTTCTTCGGTGTCTTCGCCTTGGCGCTGGCCATGTCGATCTTGATTCCCGCCTGCTCATAGCGGATATAATCCACCCCATGGAGCTGGCACAACTCGTCGAAGTACAGGCGCAGGCGTTCCTCGCAGGTGTCCCGCTGGACGGCTTCCACCTCTGCTATCTTATCTTTCAGAGCGGCGTCCGCCTCCTTGAACGGCGTGGTCACGCACTCCCTGAACACAGCCTCGAAGCGGTCATAGGGCGCCATAACAGCAGCCTTGACTTCCTTCCTGCGCGCGTCTAAATCAGTGAATTGCTTGTTGAGCTCAGCCCTCCTTGCTTTCACCGCCTGAACTGTCTCCTCCGTGCACACCATGGATATAGCCTCAGAGGTCATTTCCTCGACCTGAGACTTCACCGCCCGCAGCTGTTCCTCGATGATCGGAAGCTGCGTCACCCGGATCATCACATCCGCGGCGATGGACAGCTCTGCCGGCGCTTCCTCCTCCTGCTCCAGTTCATCCAGCCGGATCTGTTCGGGAGGCGGCGCGGGGACCGGCGTCTCCCGTGGTTCAGCCCTCTCGGTAACGGTCTTCATCATCCCCAGGATGTTTGACGGGATCCGATATTCCGGGATGTCTACCGCGGCGACGCGCGCCAGCGATTCACCCCGCCCCGTGGGCGCCTTGACCAGGTCGCCCACTTTGATCCCCGGGATAGTGCAGAAGTAGGAGTATGGCCTGCTGCCAAAGCCGTCCTTTGTGTGGTTTTCGTAATTGACTTCTATGACCATCTATGTTTCCTTTCCGGGGAGTGCAAGCGTGAAGTCGCCTCCGTGAAGGTTGTCCTCTGTCAATGGGGGGCGCGGTATCCGCTCCCAACGCGGCGGACCATAGCAAGCCAAAACAACGCCGCGGATATCCTCTGTGCTCACAAAATGGGCCTGCTGGAAGATTCGGTTTCTATATCGGGTGGAAACTGAATGGACCGCACCATGCTTCCCGAGGTATGCTTTCACTGAATCACGGCCGTCGACTATGCACCAGACGATATCACCGACAGCCGGGCGGACCTCAGAGTCCACACAGATAAGGTCGCCGTCATTCATCCCAGCGCCTTCCATGCAGTCCCCTTCGACACAGGAAAAAAACTTCACGCTTGCACTCCGCCTTTCACGCTGTTATAATGATTGCGAAGTGGTAACTATTTGTGTGCCCGCCGTCCCCGGAGATAGCGCCTCCGGAGGCGGCTTTTTATATTCAGATCGTCACAACGACACTGCCCGCCTCAATCTCCTCGGCAAGCGCCTCACTGAGATACGCCGCTACGGTCTTCCGGGCGGTGAGCTTCCACATGCCGCCGTCCGCCTCCGTGAAGGTGATCCCCCGCTCGTTGATGCGAATCAGGAATAGGCCCTCCGGTTGTTCCACCTCTTGGAAGGTCCGATAAGGCCGGAGCTTTACGATGGGCTTTATGGTCTGGTTCTGCTGCAGGGATATCCCCTTCTGCGTCACGATGGAAGTCGCAACGCCGTTGTCAGCGTAGGTCACTTTGGCCCCTGTGGTGATCTGGGAAAGCAGCGCCAAGGTATATTCCAGGTCACTGCTCGGTGCAAACCGCGTCTGGAGAGCCACCGCAGCCTGGTCGAAGGCGAGGGCCGTCTGCTCATCCCAGCCGGGGATATCCGTCGCTCTGGCGCTGTAGAGATATGGACGGTTAAATCGATCTTCCGGGACCTGTGCGGTGAAAACCTCCGCCAAGTTGTGCTGCGGCACGTTGATAAACAGGGGATACTTATCATCGCCGAACATGGGAAGGGCTTCTCTCTTTACCATCTGGACAAGGGCACCCAGGCTGTTCAGCGTGAGATTCTCCGGAGTTTTGATGTCCGGCTTGATCTCGGTATACGCTCCATCCTTATCAAAGATGTAGTTATGCCCATCGATGGCCTTCACTTCGGGCTTTGTGCTCATGGCCTCGATCTTCTCAATGGCTTCTTTAAGCATTCTTTCGTTCCTCCTCGTCGGGTTTATAAAGTCTCATAATGGCCGGAGGTTCCGCCTCCTGGCCGAACATGCGCATCTGCCCGGGGATGTCTGGCGTCATTTCCAGCACCTGGTATCCATCGCCGTCCACCGCATCAGTGATATAGAGGTTGGTGCGTATGGGGCTATACGGGATCAGCTTGATCTCAACGGTGGAATCCAATGCCACCATCTGCCGGCTATCATCCGGCGTCAGGATCAGGGTTACCGTTACTTTTCTGGGCTTGGTCGCCTTGGTGTTTGGATCCATAATGTTCTCGATGACCTTCGGCATTGCAATGTCGACGCGCTCCATAATGGCCCCGCGGGCCATCTCCAGGATGCTCTTGATGTTTGTTTCCAAGTCCTCACCTCCTTTCAGTAGATTTCAACCACGGCGCTCTCCGCCAGGACCTCCGCCCGGGCCAGCACCGTGTCGGCATAGACGCTGGGCAGCTCGCCGCTCTCCCCATGATAGAAACTCAGGGCCTGCTCCCAGTTCCCGTAGGTGGCGAACAGCGCCGCCAGGAAGTCCACCCCGGCCCGGATGTTCTGCCGCGGGTCCAGGAGGTTATAACAGTTCAGCCGGACGCAGCGCTCCGTGTGTTCGCTCGCCATCACCTGCATGAGGCCATAGCTCGCGCCGCTGTCGCCGATCTCCCCGGCCTGGAAGTCGCTCTCGCTGTCAATGACCGCCAGCACAAGCTCCGCCGGGACGCCGTAGTCCTGGCACACCTGGCCGATGTACCGCTGCAGCTCGTCCTCCAGCGGCACGGGGTATCGGACCCAGGCCGTCGGCGCAGGGACCGACGTCACGTCCGGAGAGAGGCGCTCTGTTCTGATCTGATGGACCGCCCGGTCCTCCCGGGGCATGTTCTGCTGAAAGATGATCGCCACGGCAAGCGCCGCGATGATGACCAGCAGCGCCCACATGATCCAGGTCAGGCAGCCCAGCCGCTTCCGGTCAGATTTCTTCATAGAGTACCTCCCATATCGCCGTGATGCCGATGGCGATCAGGCCGCCCGCGAGGGGCAGGGCCACCGCCAGGGCGATGATGATCTCCGTCATACCGCCACCCTCCGGATCCCCGGCTCAGTGTCCGGGATCGGCGGCGCGGCGAGGTACGCCTGCACGTCCTCCACCGCTGCCAGCTTCTTCCGTCCCACGTGGACCACCGGCACGAGCTGTGCGCGGATCAGGTACTTGATGAAGTGGAGCGTCACCTCCGTGCCCGGGTCCTCCGCCTTTAGCGCTTCCAGTACGCCGGCGGCCGTCCGCATCCGGCGAACGGGTTTTTCTCTCGGCTCCATATCGGGGCCTCCTTTCGTATGTACAGTAGTGATTGTGGTTTTCAGTGTTACCAAATGTTTCTTTTCTCCTCCTGTGCGCTGGTAGTAAAATAAGGGCGAAAGGAGGTGAAATAAATGAGTTTTACATCTGCTGAGAAAATGACCTATTCGACGTTGCCCATCTTAACCTTTGATGGCGCAGGCAATCCTCAAAGCACCGCAACGGGGTTTGTTTTCTGTTTCTTACACGATCCGCAGGCAAGTTTCGGTTTCCCTGCTCTTGTCACAAACAGGCATGTATTCGAGAATGCCGCCTCCGTTCAAGTAATCTTTACATTGGAAAAAGAGCCGGGTGTCCCTGATATCGGACGGATGACTGTCGTCTCTATATCCGCAGCCGATGTTCTCTACCACCCACGACCCGATATTGACCTGGCTATCCTTCCTTTAGGTTCCGTCATTGATTCGCTAAAAAAGAGTGAGAAATCCGTTTTCTTTTCTTATGTGGATTCGTCTTTGATCCCCACATGGGAAGCATGGAAAGCATTGAACGCCATTGAGCGCGTCGTAATGGCTGGGTATCCAAAGGGCCTCCGTGATGAAGTAAACAATCAACCAATCGTCCGTAGCGGGATAACAGCTACTCATCCTGCGCTTGACTTCAATGGGATGCCTGAGTTTCTGGTGGATATGCCGTGCTTCGAAGGCTGCAGTGGTTCTCCAGTGTTCATCATGGAAGAAGGGTTCATAGCAGATCCCCGCACCGGCAGCGTCATGGTAGGTGGAAACCGCATCTTTTTCCTTGGGATCCAACGTGCTATCCCTGAGGGTTATTCCGTCGGTAAACTGGATGTGTTCCCTAGCGTTAACCCGGCGTTGTCTATTCGTCCAGTCACACAGCTCTACCTGAATCTTGGCGTGATTATCAAGTCTTCAGCACTCCTTGATTTCGATCCTATACTCCGGGCCAAGCTTGGGCTTTGACGGATCGATCTTTGACAGTTTCAGCGGCTCTGGCTCTTTCCGCCGGTCTTGTATCTCCCGTACAAGGTCGGCGATTTCTTTCGCCTCGCCTCGGATGATGATCTCCACGCTTCTCCCCCTCCTTTCTCGGTGGTTTCTGCGCAATCAAGCGGTTTTCTCATCGGCCAGCGTCTTTAGGCCGCGGGCGACGAGTACACGAATGATTTCGGAGTAGGATGATCTCTTGAATTCATCCGTGTCCCTTAGCCTTTCGATTGCATCGGCGACTTCATCCGGGAAGGATACAGTGGTCCGCTTCATATCAGTCAATTGTTGTCACCTCCTTCAAAAGTGGTTCACTGAATCACTACATAGATATTAACACCCACAGTGATTCACTTCAATTGTCATTTTCAACAAAAGTGAATCACTTAATTTATGCATCGGTTCACCACTTTTCACTTGACGCTAGTGGTGCACCGATGCTATATTTAGATTTGAAAGGTGGTGACACAATTTGGCAACTGAAAAACCTAGATTCTCCGTCACCTTTGAGGATGAACTGTTTACACAGATTGAAGATTATCGGCATCAAAACAGAATCAGCACGCGGAGCAAAGCCGTTGTGCAGCTCGTTGAAAAGGGCATTGCTTCCTTACTCCAAGACAAACCAGAATTGTCCTTAGCAACGAAAATCGCCCCATCCGAAGACGAGGCGTTGCTAGGCTTATATCATCAGCTGAATGACGAAGGTCAGTCTAAAGTTGTCGGCTACACAAAGGATCTGGTCGACTCTGGCAATTACGAGAAAAATTTTGCGGCTCAGCTGGGCAAAGAAGCGTAAACTTGAGTAAACCGCAGTTCAGCGAGACCGGAAGGAGAACTGTATGAAATCAAAGCGTAAAGTTATTTGTGTCATCGTAGCTGTATTGTTTGCTCTTGCCGGTCTAGGCGGCGCTGAATATGGTTTTGCTGTGGCTGTAATCGCTCTAATAATCGGGTTTTTCCCCTCTCCCCGTCAGGACCGCAATGAGCGAGCCACGCCCCAGAGTCCGGCAGGGTCTTATATGAGATCTTCTGGATGGTATGACATGGACTCTCTGGAAGGGATCAACGCCATTCCCGTTCCGGCGAAAAACTATAATACAGGGGATTGGAAAACGAGTGAGATATATTACATCTTACAACGGAAGGCCACAGAACACAAAAAGGCCGGACGGATGGATCTCGCCATTGCCTGCCTCCGAAAATCCAACGCCTTATCAGATTATGAGGAACGCCCCCCTTTGTTGGAAAAGGATTATATGCGTCTTGTGAAATACCTTCAAGCCGCGGGAGACGAAGTCGGCGCGGAGGAGGCAGAAGCCGCGATTCGTTCCAGACACCCGGAGTTCGCAGATAAGCGCTATGCCAATATGCCACGTATTAAAGACGCGTTACAGAGATGTAATGAATGGGGAATCGATCTCATCGAAATCGGTCGCCTTGACGGTTGCCCTGTATGCGCAAAATATGGCAATAAGATTTATTCAATCAGCGGCCGTACGCGAGGATATCCCCCTCTGCCAGTAGAGGTCTCCCGTTACGGTGGGTTTTGTCCTAACTGCTATATGAGTATCAGTCCTTACCTTGAGCACATGTATAAATGATCGCCATTCCCTTTGCGAAAGAACCTTTTAAACTCGCTGTAGCCTCCCCAGATGGGAGAATAGGCAAAGCCACGTATTTTATCAGCGCGGTGAGATAATAAAACCGCCCCCGGAGGACCAGGGGCGGAGAGATACAGGAGAATAAAGATGAGCGACTATACGGTCTATATCGACGAGGCAGGCGATCTTGGAATTAATAGAGGGACAAGATGGTTTGTCTTAAGCGCTGTGTTGGTCGAAAAGAACACCGAACCTTCAATCCGATCTAAAATCAGCCAAATAAAAACTCGGCTCAACATAAATGAAATCCATTTAAGAAAAATCACCGATTTCAATAAGCGTGCATTTATTACGAGGGAACTGAATTCTGAGGTCTTCACATATATGAACGTCCTTGTGGACACAAACAAATTTGATAAGAGTAAGATTCCAAGCCCAGTAATTGCATACAATTATGTGTGTAAGTACCTTCTTCAACGCGTCTCTTGGTTTTTAGAGGACCTCGGGAAAACTGCTGATATCGTCCTTTCGGCACGCGGAACGTCACGAGATGGTGACTTGATCCAATATATTAAAGACAAACTACTCCCCTATCCCAGCAACAGTATTAATCCTGCCGTCTTTAATAAAATAACGGCTAAAACTGCCGCCACATGGGATCTTTTACAACTCGCAGATGTTTGCGCTACAACGATGTTTTTAACCTACCAGATAAACAGATACGGATTTAGTGTTCCGTGCTTTTCCTTCTCCCTCTATGACCATCTATACAGAAGATATGGGAAACTGGATAGCTACGGAATAAAATTCTTCACAGCAGATATGAAGCCAAACCTACCCGAATTGCGTTCCACGCGAATCTGTGCAAAATAAATGAGGAACCCCCAGCGCGACTACCACATGACAAGCATGCTGGTGAAACACCCTCGCGTTCTCTGGCGACGTTCCTCTACCTTTAGTATATCACTCTAATCTCAAATTTGCAACAACAATTGATTGTAACAAAAACCGCCCCGGTGCTGGAACACCGAAGCGGTCAAGAGCACAAATACCAGGACAATCAAATCAAGGCACCCGTGCGCCCTTATTGTACCACACAGGGACGCGGGGTGCAAGAAGGGAGTTTTTCTATCTATGGCCACGATCAAAAAGCAGGGACGTGGGTATAAGATCACCGTCTCCAACGGCTTCAACTACACAGGGGATAGAATCCGGGACCACATGACCTGGGTACCGGATCCTGGCATGACTCCGCGGCAGATCGAAAAGGAGCTGAACCGGCAGGCGGTTCTTTTCGAGGAGAAGATCAAGGCCACCGGCGTCCACAACGGAAATATCAAATTTGCGGACTTTGCAAAGATCTTCATCCGGGACCACGCGGAGCCCCACCTGAAGGAAAAAACCATCGTCACTTATCTGGACTGCCTGAAGGCCATCAATCCCGCCATCGGCCACATAAGGCTTCAAAATCTCCGCCCGAAGCACCTAAACGATTTTTATAACAATCTGGCGGAGGAGGGCATCCGTGTCCGCGAGCTGGCCTATGCGAAGGTGGACTTCGCCGCCCTGCTGAAGGAGCGCAGGCTCACCATGGCGGAGCTGCACCGCCGCACCGGCGTGGCCGTGGAGACCATCCGGCGGCTGAAGCTGAAAAAGCCCATCTCGAAGAAAAACGCCCAGACTCTCGCCACTGCGATGAAGGTTCCGCCCTATTCTACCTTCACCTATGTCCGGGATCTCACGCCGCTGTCCCCTCGTTCCATCAGCGTCTACCACAGGACGATTTCAGCGATCCTGGGCCGCGCGGTGAAGTGGGGGTATATCGATACCAACCCGGCCTCCCGCGTCGATCTGCCCCGCGCCGAGCCCCACGAGGCGGCCTATCTGGACGAGGAGGACGCCCGGCGGCTCCTGGTGCTGCTGCGGGTGGAGCCGATCAAATGGCAGACGATTTTCATCTTCGATCTCCTTTCCGGCCTTCGTCGGTCGGAGCTGCTGGGCCTCCGGTGGAGTGATATCGACTGGAAGCGCCACCTGATCTATATCCGGCAGACACACCACTACTCCGTCCGAAAAGGCTGCTATGACGACACGACAAAGTCCCATACCTCCCGCCGGCCTCTGAAGGTCTCCAATTCTGCTTTCGTACTTCTGGAGGTATATCGCGAATGGCAGGATCATCAGCGAGAGCTTCTGGGGGACGCATGGGAGGATCAGGACAGCAGGATCTTCACCACCGACGCCGGCGCCCCCATGCATCCGGACAGCGTTTCAAAATGGTTTTCGGATTTCATCAAGCGCTCCGGGCTCCCGAAAGTCACCGTTCATTCCCTGCGGCACACCTACGCCAGTCTGATGATCTTCGACGGCATTCCCTTGGTGACGGTATCCCACCAGCTTGGCCACGCGCAGACATCCACCACGGCAAATATTTATGCCCATGTCGTCGCCTCTGCAGAGGCTATGGCTGCCCAGACCTTCGACCGCTTCGACGCCGAAATTATACCGGACTGGCACCAAAGTGGCACCAAAACGAAAATTTCATGACTTGGCACAAAAACACAAAAACCCGCTATCGTTGAAGATAGCGGGTTTTTTATGGAGCTAGTGATGTGACTCGAACACACGACCTGCTGATTACGAAGCCCATTTTATATGGTTTGCGAAAAGCCGTCAAACGCTGTAAGCATTGATATATCTCACTTTTTTACTTTTCATTAACTGTAAACTTCCGTATTAATTCGCCTGTTTTGGTGGACTGTGGCACCAAACTGGCACCAAAAAATATGGGCGGGAGCTGCCAGCAAGCAGCCCCCGGCCGTTCAGTCGCTCACGCCCGTGCCGTAGTCTTTGAATTGCCGCCAGGCGGTCCAGATGATGAACCCGATCACGCCGCCGGCTCCCAGGACGATACCGCCCAGAATCAAGAGTATAGCTTTTATCATGAGCTGAACAGGCGGGAGAAGGTCAGTTTCCCGGCTACGCCGTCAGGATCCAGGCCCTCGGATGCCTGGTACTCCTTCACCGCCGACTCCGTGCCGCCTCCGAAGTCTCCGTCCAGGCCTTGGGGATTCAGCCTGTGGCAGTAGAGCATCCCCTGCAGGATGATTACCAGGTCCCCGGTGTCGCCTTTCCCCAGCTCCACGTGCTCCTGGGTGGCGCTGGAGGTCTTCGCGCCCCACAGTCCATCCGTCGCCAGTTCCGTGCCGAAGGTGCTGTTGAGGACCGACTGGAAAGCCCGGATCGCCGCCTGCCGCGTCTTGGGTCCATACTCCCCATCTTTGGCGAGCTCCGCGATAAAGCGGCTGTTCAGCCACGTCTGGAACACGAGAACACCGGCTTCGATCTCTGAGTCTGCGACCGCGGAGATATCCTCAGCCGTCTCCTTCTCACCCGTCAGCTTCGCATTGGCCTGCGCTACAATGTAAGGCAGCTTGCTCGCGAGGTAGGGTCCGGGGCAGTTGGTGGAGGCGAACATATCGTGTCGTGTCAGATTGCCGCGGGTGTCACCGGTGTACACCAGCTTCTCGATCCCGTTCCGGCGGCAGATGTCCGCGCACAGATCAATGCACCGGGCGATGACCCTGTCGCCGATAGGCCAGTTCCCGCCGGAGGAGCTGTTGGAGAGCTCAATGGTCACCGCCTGGTTATCGTTCGCCCGGCTGGAGCTTGTCCAGGCCCGCTTGTCCTCCGGGACATACAGGCCGATCCGTCCGTCGTATCCGATGCCATAATTGGAGCTGGCGGCCCGGGTTCCGGTCCGGAACCAGTTGCCGCAGCCCTCCGCTGACATAAGGCCGGCCATGTGGTGGATAGTAATCTTCCGGATCTTGTCCGCCCGGGCGGAGTAGTTCGGCGACAGGATCGTTACATCCGTAAGAGGGCTATTACTCATGGCTTGCCTCCTCTTTCAGCTTTTCCATCTGCTCCTCCCCCGTCTGGGAGATCTTGTCCGCCGTAATCTTAAGACCCTTGGCCAGCCATTCCGGGCAGGCTGCGCCCATGGCGATGCTGTTCTCCAAAATGCTGCCCAGCTCCGTCAGAATGTACCATGTCAGCACCACAGGGAAGACGATTCCCGGCCACGTCATATTCAACCCGGGAATGTTGATGGCTATCAGCGCAAGACAGCCGTCAAAAAGGATGGACACCAGCACCACCAGGATCATCCCCCCCTTGTGGTGCAGGCCCTCTCTGGCCCGGGCACTGTTCCACTCTCCGTTTCGATGGGCGGCCAGGCTGCCGGAGATGTAGTCCAGCACCATGGCAACCACCCATATCACCAGCAGGATCCCCTTCCAGCCCAGGAAGGTCCCTGTGATAGCGAAGAAAGCGGCCAGCGCCGCCTTGATTTCAAACATCTTTGCCTCCATGTAATCCACCTTCTTTCAAGTATTAAAAATCAGAGACCGCTTTGGCAGTCTCTGATTCTCTATATAAGCATCCGCTGTGTACCCATTTCCGGCGGTCGCTTTGCGGCCTGTATACTGTGCATTTCTTCCCAGCGGGACAGGGTCGGCGTTTTCCTGTCGCCAGAATGTACAGGCATGCCCGGAGTCTTTCCTTGGCCTTCCCAGCTCCGACATCGACCTCCCGGGAGTAATAGCAGGACTTACACTTCTTGTCGCACATAGCTGAACCTCCTCAGGTGTTTCGATATCAGATCATGCCGTGCTGTCTCATATCATGACCTCGCACACGCCGGTAGCCCGGGTCCGGGCGTTGAGACGCTTCACCACGTGGTCCGTCACGTCGTCCCCGTCCAGATAGGCGTTGGTGTCCAGTCCTTGCACCAGAGCGATCAGGGTATTCAGCGCGGCCAGGACCTGAGCCGTACCGCCCGCCGCGCCGCTGCGCATCTGGCTGTCCATGGACGCCAGGTGCTCCTCGCTCCGGCTCACGCTGGCGCCGATCACCGCGAGCGGCGGTGTGATCCGCGCGGCAAGGTTCCGCAGGGACGCACCCATGCCGCTGATGATGGCACTGTGCATGGTAGCCGCCAGCTGGGACCTGTTCAGGACCTCCGTTCTGCCGCCGATATGCCCGACAATCTCAGGCCCCGCCTCGCCAGCGGCAAACAACGTGCCGTGGTTCATCGACGTTCCGTTTGCATAGGCCGGGATGCCCCATCCGCGCATAGAAGATGCCGAAATGTAACCGCCGCCAGCGAAGAGCGTGAAACCGTGTCCGGTATCATATCCGCCGCTACTAAGCCCAAAAAACGACTTTATACTGCTCCATCCCGACTTGAAAAGGGATACTCCAACGGACACAACGCCGCCGATTTTATCACTTACCCATCCAGCAACCGTATACCATCCGTCTTTTGCTAGCCCAATAGCTTTACTCAGACTCATACCCATGTGGCTGTTTGCAATCCAAGATCGAACGGTAGACCAGCCGTCTCTAAACAGGCCAATTCCTTTGGTTGTTGCATTGCCAAATTTTTCTCGAATCCAGGCGTTTACGGTTGACCATCCATCGCGCCAAAGGCCAATTCCTTTGGTTGTTGCATTGCCAAACCGTTCTCTTATCCAGGCATTTACGG